AAAATACTACAGCCATGAAAAACACAAAATTCAAATTTACTGTATTCACTAACTACAATTTCTATTACTCTACATCTTTACAAGCCGCAAAAAGCTTTTGTAATAAAAATAACCTAGTAATTTTAAACTACTGGAATCATATTCCTACATTAGCAGAAAAAAAATCTGCTCAGAAATGCGGCAGGGGTGTATATTGCATACAAGATAATAATTAATACATCCTAAATAATGATACTATTATTTTTTTATACACTATATTTATTATTATTCTTCATCAATTTAATTGATGATTATGTCAAACCTAATTTTTAATAAAATGGATGCAGATTTAACTGATTTGCTGATTAATGCAATAGTTGCAGTTGTCAGCTTTCTTGTGGGCATGCTCAACAGGAAAAAAAAGTAATTTAGCCTAATCTAATTAAAGGGGATCCTTCGGGATCCTCTAAACAATTCAATTATTAATCTTAAATCTTAATTATCATGAAAACTGTTAAAATGAATGTTTCAAATGAACAAACAAATGAAAAGAAAGAACAACTTGTTAAAACTCATCCGATTGATGAATTCAACGTTATTCAACTCGTCAACATCGAAAACAAAGGTTGGCAGATATGCTTTACAAATGCTATTATTAGTCCTAAGATTTTTGAGACTACTCAGGAAGCTGAAGAATACATAAAAAACAATCTTGTAAAACTACTTGTACCTATCACTACTCTATGTGTAGAACGATACAACGAATTTCATGCAAAAAAAATCTAATAACTAAAATATCTTATAACTATGAAAAAGGTTAATATTGGAGGCGACCGCCTCGGTTCAGGTAACAAAATGAACGTAGCACTAAGAAACTACGAACGTTCAACACACGACCTCTCTTATATCTGGAGGTCATCAATGGCACCGGGTACACTGGTACCTTTCCTTAAACAAGTAGCCTTACCGGGTGATACCTTTGACATTAATTTGGACGGATTAGTCAAAACAATTCCAACACTAGGTCCTTTGTTCGGTAGCTTCAAATTTCAATTAGACATCTTTCAGGTTCCTTTCAGACTATATGTTAAAGAACTTCACAACAATAAATTAGGTATAGGTTTGGACATGTCTTCAATAGCATTTCCTTACTTTAATATGTACGCAAGAAACCCAATCGAACATATAGGAAATAATGATTTTCCAGACTTATCAAACTATCAAATAAATCAATCATCTCTATTGGCTTATTTGGGTATTCGTTCTGTCGGATATAATCCAGATAAATCAGCTTCATCCGTTCAAAGAAAGTTTAATGCAATACCCTTAATTGCATACTTTGATATTTTCAAAAATTATTATGCGAATAAACAGGAGGAATTAGGCTATATGATTACACCAAATTTCCAAGGTGTTAATGCATGGTCAAGCGTAACAATATATCCTCAGGATATAGATATTTATAACGTTACAGTGTCTCAACCAATCAAATTAAGTGATATAACATATATTACACTTAAAAGCGATTTTGAAATACCTGTTGATCAACGTGATACTGTTGAGGCATCAATAACAATTCCAATATTCCGTGATGAAGAACCATCAACTACAGCTAATTTATCTACACTTTACAGTAATATTGAATGGTTAGACAATTATACTTTAAAAGCATCAACTCTTAATCCAACTTATTCCGGAGGAATGAATCCTTACTATTTTGTTGGTAAAGCATCTCAAACAGGTTCTCTTACAATAGATAATTCAATTGCATTACAACCTTTCAATCTTAGTTCTGTAGATAATCTAAGAGAAGCTTTGCTATCTAACTCACCTATGGAGATACAAACTGCACCGTTTGTGTATGCATTTCAATACAAACATGATGTCAATAAATCTTATGCTGAATATTCTCAGAATGCTTTGCTAATTAAAACATATCAAAGCGACTTATTTAACAATTGGATAAGTACCGAATGGCTTGACGGAGAAAACGGCATAAACGCTATTACTGCAGTAAGTACCGAAGATGGTTATTTCACTATTGACCAACTCAATTTAAGCAAAAAGGTCTATGATATGCTTAACCGTATTGCGGTTTCAGGCGGTACCTATCAGGATTGGCTAGAAGTAAGCTATGATATTCAGCCTTACTTTAAAGCTGAAACACCTATCTATTGTGGCGGTTTGAGCAAAGAAATAATCTTTACCGAAGTAACAAGTACAGCTGAAGATGCAGAGAATCCACTTGGTACACTTGCTGGAAAGGGTACATTCTCAGATAAGCATAAGGGAGGTTATGTAGTTGTAAAAGTTGATGAACCAAGCTACATTATCGGTATAGCCTCAATTACACCACGGATAGATTATTCACAAGGTAATGATTGGGATGTAGGTCTCAATAATATGGGTCAACTACACGTTCCAGCACTTGACGGCATTGGTTTTCAGGATTTAATGGCTGAACAAATGCACGGCATTACTTGGAATGAAGACACAGAAACAAGTCCAGCTATCGGTAAACAGCCAGCATGGATTAACTACATGTCAAATTTCAATCGTGTATATGGAACATTTGCTGAACCTGATAACCAAATGTTTATGGTATTGAATAGACGTTATACAACTTCAATCCAGAGTATAGATGAAGACGAATTTAAAATAACTATACTGGATCCAACTACCTACATAGATCCAACAAAATACAATTACGCATTCGCTGATACTGCTTTGGATGCCCAGAATTTCTGGGTACAGATTGGCGTAGGTATTGAAGCAAGAAGAAAGATGTCTGCTAAGCAAATTCCTAACTTATAATATTACAACTATGAAAAAAACTAAATATTCAATTAAGAATGAAACCAATTTCAATATCACCGACGTTTTTTATGAAGGTGAATGTATTGAAAATAAGGTAAATCGAATATTAATTAATAAAGAACCAATCACCGACGGTGCACCTCTAATCTACACAAAGAGACAGGATGGAGTATTACCGGGTTATGATATTCGGACAGATAGGTTTGAAGTAGCAATTGAGGCCATGGATAAAGTTTCTAAGTCAAAATTGTCAAAGAGAATGGAATATATTAATAAGGATTCTTTACCAAATGATAAACCAGAACCTCAAAAACCTGATATTCAGGCAACTAACGAACCAAAACCATCGGGAGACCCGAGCCAATGAAGCGCCTTTTTCCGATAGAAAAAAAACCCCTGATTTTCAGGGGTTTACTATCGTGGTACGCATTCATTCTATATTATCGAGAGACAGATAGAAAGTCTTTTTTGAAAAAAGACCGAAAAATTACTAACATTTAATACTTACATTCATGAGTGTATTAGGAGCAATATTAGGAGCAGTAGGAACCTCAGCTCTTTCCGCTGGTGAAGGAGCTATGGGTTATGGCATAAATGAACTCTTCGGAGTCAGACAACATGCACAACGTCAACAGCTAAAACAACAAGCTAAATTAAATGCGCTAAATTTTCAATGGAATAAATATCAAATGGATTACGCTCAGAAACTTGAAAAGGACCAAAGTACAAATTGAGATGATTCCGCTCAGCAACCTGGGCAATCGCCTCTCCGCGTGGCTGGGTAAACTGGGCGACCGCCTGCCCAAAGCCCTGGAAATCCCCGGCTCAGCACATGAACACAGTTTCGCGCTCCTTGAAGAAGCCGAACAAAGCCGCTATATGATGAGCGAAGCCGAAGAAGAACTCGCCAACGAACTCAGCCTCTCTGCCAGCGGTGCCTGGGAAAATCTGCAGGGCGTGCTCACCTCGCAAAAGAGTGTTGAATTTGAGCTGGACG